CGTTGCTCTGATCTTCGCCCTGGGCGGCTGGGAGTCATCGCAGATCACCAACAAGCCCGCAGCCGAACCCTCCATCCTGCTCATATGATCGCCCCAACCGCTCGCATCTTGTGGCTCCCCGGCGAAGACTCCCGCAACTGGGATTATGAGTCGGGCGGCTGGGCTGGCGGCAACCGCAACCCGAGCGGCGTGAAGGTAGACGCCGAGACCGCGTTGCGATCGACGGTCGTGCTCGCGTGCATCCGCGTGCTCTCGACCAGCGTCGCCGGGCTCCCGCTGCATCTCTACCGGCGGCTGTCGGGTGGCGGGAAAGAAATCGCCCGCGAGCATCCGCTCTATCGGCTCTTGCACACGCAGCCGAACTCGTGGCAGACCTCGTTCGAGTGGCGCGAGCAGATGATGCTGCACTTGCTCTCGCACGGGTTCGCTCTCGATGAGAAGGTCTACAGCGGCGGGACGATCAGCGAGATTGTGCCGCTGCACCCGAGCCGCGTGAAGACCGAGCAACTCGAAAACAACCGCCTGCGGTACACGTACCGCGAAGCGTCGGGGTCTTCGACGGTCTACACGCAGGATGCGGTGATGTCGGTGCGGGGGATGAGCGATGACGGCGTGAACGGCATGAGCACGATCGAGCTCGCCCGCGACGCGATCGGGCTGGCTCGGGCGTGCGAGATCCACGGGGCGACGTTCTTCGGGAATGGTGCCCGGCCGGGCGTGATCCTTTCCACCGATCAGATGCTTTCGCCGGAGGCTGCCGAGAACACGCGGAACCAGTGGGAGCGGGCTCATCGCGGGGCGGATCGAAGCAACCGAACGGCAGTATTGCAGGGGGGGCTCAAAGTTTCGGAGCTCGGCGGAAACAACCAAGAGAGCCAGTTCCTTGAGGCTCGCCGCTTCCAAGTTGAAGAAGTGTGTCGGCTATTTGGCGTTCCCCCACATCTCGTGGGCGATTTGACCAGAAGTTCTTTCTCAAATATCGAACAGCAATCGCTCGACTTCCTGACGAACGGGCTGATGCCGTATCTGCGTCGCATCGAGTCTTCGATCGCCCGCGACTTGCTTGACGGTGACGATGAGCACTTCGTGGAGTTTGACACGCGCGGCGTGCTGCGGGCCGACGCGGCCGGGCGAGGTGCGTACTACAACACGATGTGGAACCTTGGCGTGCTGAGCGTCAACGAGATCCGCTCGCTTGAGAATCTGAACCCGGTCGAAAGCGGTGACACGCGGTTCGTGCAACTCAACATGACCACTCTCGACAAGGCGGCGGCTGCTCCCGAGCCGATGCCCGCGACCGTGGTCGAAGAGATCGTGGTAGACGAGACCGCTCCGGCTGCCGAGCCGGTCGCGGATGCCGCCCCGGCCCAGGCGGATGAACCGCACCTCGCCGACGTTTCGCTCAACGGTGCCCAGATCACCGGCATCTTGGAGATCCTGACGCAAGTCAGTGGCGGGCTCCTGACCACCGACGCGGCTGGGGCGTTGATTCTCGCATCGTTCCCCAGCATCCCGCTCGCTTCGGTTGATCGCATCCTCGCGGGCACGAGCACGCAGGCTGCCGCTCCTGCGCCGGTCGCAGAGCCACCCGCTCCCGAGCCCGCCGTCGCCTCGCTCCCCGCGAGCCGGGCGATGACGATCTCGGTCGATTTCGACAGGACGTTCTCTGCCGATCCCCGGCTCTGGGGCGAGTTCGCCCGCAAGGCGGTCGCGGACGGGAATCGCGTCGTGATGATTTCTCGCAGGCCCGAGGCGGATCGAGAGGAGGTGATCTCATCTCTCGGCGACTACGCCGAGGCTTTCTCCGATGTGCTGCTCGTGGGTAGTGACACGCTCAAGGACGATGCGGCCCAGGCGGCCGGGATCGCCGTGGACGTGTGGGTGGACGATTCGCCTCAGTTCATTCGTAGCGAGCAGCGTGCCGCACCGGGTGCGGTCGCGGAAGGTGACTTCGTTTCGTGGGATTCGTCGGGCGGTCGTGCTCGCGGGCGGATCGACCATGTGATGGACTACGGCACGCTGGACATCCCCGGAACCGATTTCAAGATCGACGCGACCGAGGAAGACCCGGCCGCCCTCATCACGCTTTACGAAGAGGTGAGCGGCGGGTGGCGGGCGACCGAGACGCAAGTCGGTCACAAGGTCACAACGCTCACGAAGATCGACCCGCTCCCCGAGCCGCCGCCGGTCGAGGAGAACGCCTACGGGAAGCCGAAGCGGAAGCCTCGGAGGCGGAAGGGTGGCTAAGTATGACCACATCGACTTCAGCCCGCCGAGCGGCGTGCGGGAGGAAGCAGCGAAGGGGCTCGCGTGGCGAGACGAGTACGGCCGAGGCGGCACGGCAGTCGGCGTTGCCCGAGCACGCGACCTCTCGAACGGAACGAACATCTCGCCCGACACGGCGAAGCGGATGGCGAGCTACTTCGCCCGGCACGAGGTAGACAAGCAAGGCGAGGGCTGGAGCCCCGGCGAGAACGGCTTCCCGAGTGCGGGCCGGATCGCGTGGGCGTTGTGGGGCGGCGATCCGGGGCAGGCGTGGGCGAGCAAACTGACGCGGCAGATTGAAGCCGCCGACCAAGAAGGCAGGAGCATCATGGGCAACATCGAACGGCGTTCGCTGGCGATTGACGAGATCGAGTCGGCGGTGCCGCTGCTCGCGGTCGAGAGCCGCAGCGAAGACGGTGCCGAGCGGGAGTGGATCGTGGGCTACGCCGCGAAGTTCGGCGTCAACTCGCTCGATCTCGGCGACTTCGTAGAGCGGATCGACCCCGGTGCCTTTGGCATCGTCGCCGAGCGGCGGGGCCGCAAGAAGCCGCTCGAAACCCGAGCCCTCTGGAATCACGACCCGAACTACCCGCTCGCCCGCTACCCCGGCACGCTGCGGATGACCGTGGACGAGGTTGGGCTCCGGTATGAGTTCCCGGTGCCCGATACGACCTACGGCCGCGACATCGCCAGCAACATTCGGGCGGGCATCGTCAAGGGCTCGTCATTCAGTTTCACCGTGCCCAGCGGCGGCGACTCGTGGGCGGTCGAGGATGGTCGCAGTGTGCGGACGATCCAGAAGATCGACACGTTGCTCGATGTCGGGCCGGTGACGTTCCCGGCGTACCCTGACGCCGATGTGACGGTGGCCCAACGGTCATTCGATCACTTCCGCCAAGAGCGGCGGCAGCACGAGGAAGCCCGCAAGTATCTCGCGGATCGGGCCGCGTTCTTTCGCGACGTTCTGAGGCAGCATGGCCGCTAGTGGTGATTCGTGCCCCCGGTGCCGCGATGGCAAGTACGCCGTCGCGTCGAGTGTTCGCAGCGGCGAGTACCAGACTCGCTATCTGCGGTGCCAGCGGTGCGGCTGCACCGACAAGCAGATCGTGCCCGGCAGTGAAGTGCGGCGAAAGTCTTTTACTGCCGAACGTGCCTAACTGCATGGTTTCAAGGCGGGGCTCTTAGTTTCGGGATAGGCGACGCGATCGCGTTGCCGCGAACCCGAATACAGGAGCGATCCTCGTGGACAAGATCAAGGCACTGCTCGAAGAACTGGCCGCCGTTGTTGCCGAGATGGAGGCGATGACCGAGGACGCCCCCGAGGGTGAGGCTCCCGCCGAGCCGATGACCGAAGAGCAGGAGGCGTCGCTCCGGTCGCTCGAAGTTCGGGCCGACAAGCTCAAGGAGCGGATCGAGTTCCTGACTCGCGTGCAGGCGAAGGAACTGGAACTCCGCAGCGTTCTGGAGCGTGCTGCTCCCGCCAAGAAGATCGAAGCCACCACCGAGGAGACTCCCGTGGAGAAGCGAACTGTGTTTGCCATGCCGAAGGCGTCGCGTCCCCTGCGTGGCTTCCGCTCCGAGGAGCGTGCCTACCGTGCTGGCATGGCGATTCGTGCCGGTCTCTTCAACGATGACGAGGCCCGGCGGTGGTGCATGGATCACGGCGTCGAGAGCCGTGCCCAGGCTGGCGGCATCAACTCGCTCGGCGGTGTGCTGACCAACGACGAGCTCTCCAGCGAGATCATCCGGCTCGTGGAGGAGTTCGGTGCGTTCCCGGCCAACGCCCGCAACGTGACGATGAACAGCGACACGCTGCTGATCGCCCGTCGCACCGGCGGTCTGTCGGCTCGCCCGATCGGCGAGAACGCGGCTCCCACCACCAGCGATGTGACGTTCGACAACGTGCAACTCGTCGCCAAGCTCTGGGGCGTCGATAACCGCGTGCCGATGTCGCTCATCGAGGACTCGGTGATTGACCTTGCCGATGCAATGGCGGTCGAGGTGGCCCAGGCTTACGCCGAGGCGTTTGACAACGCCGGGTTTATCGGAACCGGGGCGGGGGCCGTGTATCACGGCACGGTCGGCGTGGCGGTCTCGATCAACGACGGCACGCACTCGGCGGGCGTCGTGACGGCTGACACGGGCAACAACAAGTTCGACAACCTCGATCTGCTGGACTACACGAACGTGGTCGCCCGGCTGCCGCTGTACGCTCGGCGGAATGCCAAGTGGTACATCAGCCCGGCGGGCTACGGCTCCTCGATGCTGCGGCTCCTCATGGCTGCCGGTGGCAACAACGGAGCCGATGTGGCCGGTGGCGGCGGGCTCCAGTTCCTGGGCTTCCCGGTCGTGCTGACGCATCCGCTGGAGAGCCGGCTCACCGGCACGGGTTCGGCGATCGCCTGCCTGTTCGGTGATCTGTCGCAGGCTTGCACGATGGGCACGCGGCGTGAGGTCACGGTGAAGACCGACTCCAGCCGGTTCATCGAGTTCGACCAGCTTTTGACCTTTGCCACAGCGCGTGTGGCGATGGTCGCCCACGACCTCGGTGACGCCAGCAAGGCTGGCCCGATCGTCGCCCTCAAGTTCGCCTCGTGATCTTTGACCCTCTAGGAGACTCCAGAACGTGAACCATCTCGAATCCACCAAGACGGTCGTCGGCACGACGGTGACGAGCTCGGCTGGCACCGCGACCCTGACCATCGACACCCTGGGCTATGACTACGCCTCGGTCGATGTGGTCGTGGCGATCAGTGCGACTGCCGGGCATACGGCGGCGTCGATCCTGAACGTGCTGACGCTCTCGCAGGGCGACACCACCACGGCGGGCTCCTCGGTCTACACCGTGGCGGTTCCCGCTGCGAGCGTGGCCGTCACGAGTCAGCCCAGCGTGGTTCGGTTCGATGTCGATATGCGGGGCAAGAGCCGGTATCTGAAGATCGACGCGACCCCCGCCCAAAGCCTTGCGACCACGATCGTGGGTCGGCTCGGCAAGGGCGAGATCGCCCCCGAGTCGGCTTCCGCCAAGGGTGCCCTCGCGAAGTACAGCGGCTGACGCTTGACAGCCTCGACACAGTGGATGGCGGGTGCGGCATGAGCCGTGCCCGCCATCTCTGTTTGAGGGCTCCATGATCGTCAAGGTCGGCGGTACGGATGTCGATGTTCGGATCGAGTGCGTGATGAGCGGCCCGCGATTCGGCCCGCTCGCGAATCT